TCACCTGGCCCAGCCGAGAGGCTGCCGGCGGGAAGATTCAGCAGCACTGCACCGACTTCTGGAACAGCGACCGCAACCCGCCCGAGGGCGCCTGGGGGTTCATCAAGTGAGGATTCGCGTCACCAAATCGTTCAACGGCTACCGCATCGGCCAGGTCTTCGATTGGGGCGACGGCATGGCCCGCGTGATGATCGCCCGCGGCATGGTGGAGCCGGCCGAGGAGAAGGCCGTCGAGCGAGCCGTGGCCCCCGACACCGGCCTCGAGCGGGCTGTGATTGATCAACCCCTGAAGCGAAGGAAGCCCAAGTGACCGTCACCATCGTCTACGGCTCGCCGCAGCACCCCGACTCGTCGATCACGCCGTATCGCAGCCTCGTTCGCTCGGTGCAGCCGGCCGCGGAGCCGGTGACGCTGGCCGAGGCCAAGACGCAGTGCCGCGTGGACATCTCTGACGACGATGCCTACATCTCCGGCTTGATCACCTGTGCGCGGCAGTACATGGAGGAGGTGCTCGACATCTCCATGATCACGCAGACCTGGCAGGCCCGCTATGACGTGTTTCCGCTCTGGGAACTGATCCTGCCCCGCCCGCCGATGGCGCCGGCGGCCGTGACGATCACCTACCGCGACGAGGCAGGCAACAACCAGACCTTGCTCTCGGCCAGCGGCCACTTCCAGGTGGACTCGAACATCACCCCCGGCCGCGTCTACCCGCTTTACAACGGCGTCTGGCCGGCGGTTCGAGGCGACGAGAACAGCGTCACCGTGCAGTGGCAGGCCGGCTACGGGGCCAGCGGCGCGGCCGTGCCGATGATCCTGAAGCAGGCCGCCCTGCTTTTGGTGGCCCACTGGTATGAAATGCGGCAGCCGGTTTTTGCCTCCTACTCGCAGGTGATCCCAGTGCCACACACGTTCGAGACGCTGATGGCGGCGAGCGGTTGGGGGGGCTACCGATGACCGTCCAGGCCCAGGTGCAGGCCGGCGTCTCTGCCCGGCGGCTCACCCAGAGCGGCCTGACCAGTGCCATCGAAGACCACACGGTGCAGTTCACCGTGGACGTGGGCGACTGCACCGAGGTCTGGAGCGACGAGCGGACGTTTGGAGCCTCCGGCTTCGACGAGGTCGATTTCTCGACCATCGGCATCGACGTTGTGAAGTTGCTCTACGTTCGCAACCTGTCGAGTCAGCACCAGATCGCCCTGTCGGCAGGCTGGACGGGCAGCCAGTTCAGCGTCTTCCGCCAGGACACGACCTCGTGGAACTTCTCCCCGATGATCAACCTCGGGAGCCTGACGCTGCGCGGCTACCCGATCCGTGAAGCCGGCACGCTGCTCCTGTCCTGCCCGAACAGCAGTGGCTTCGGGACGACGGCCGGCGGCAGCATCCTGCGGATCGGCGGCACCGCGGGGCAGTCCTACGAAATCTACGTTATGGGAACCTGACCGATGGCACTCGACGCCCAGATTCTGCTCTCAATCCTGGCCCACGAAACCTCGAGCGGCGACATCTCGCAGACTCTGCGGGCCACGCCGGCGACGTACTCGCTGGGGCTATCGAACGGCACCGGGGCCAACCAAGCCCAGGTGGTATGGAGCGACTCAAGGACGATTGAGGCGCAGGGTGATGACTTGCCAGACGTTCGCGCGCTGACGGACGACCGCGGGACTGTCTCCTTTTCCGCCGTCAAGTTGATCTACATCAAGAACACGGGGTCAGTCGCCCTAAATCTCATTGGAAACGGCGACTGGAACACCGGGCCGCAGAAGTTACCCGACACCAGCAACTACGAGGTGCCGGCGGGCGGCGTCTGGCTGGCAACCAACCCGACCGCCGCCGGCTGGGCTGCAACCGGCGTGGGCAAGTATATCACCATCACAAATCAGTCGGCCTCAACCGCGGCGGCCTACGAAATCATCCTCATCGGCGAGGGGACGGTCACATGACCCTCGACATCGGCAGGATGCGCGAGCGGGTGACGATCAAGTCGCCGACGGAGGTGCGCAGCCGCTCCGGCGAGACGACGCTCAACTGGGACACGACGCTCGCCACCGTCTGGGCCAGCGTCGAGGGCTTGTCGAGCCGTGACATCCTCCAGGCCCAGCAGGCCAACGTGGTCGCGACCCACCGGATTCGCATCCGCCATCGGGACGACGTGACCCACACCCACCGGATAATCTGGAGGAATCGGACGATGGAGATCGCCAGCGTCACCGACCGTGCCGGCCGCGAGACGCTCGAGCTACTGGCGAGGGAGTTGACCTAGCATGGCCGTCCCTATCCTCGGCACGACGCCTCGCACACTCTCGAGCGGCCAGACCGGCCGCGAGGCGGCGGAAGGCTTCGTCCAAATCCGCCTGGAGGGCGTCGATGACCTGATCCGCGCCCTCCTCCGCGCCGCCACGCAGGTCGGCGAGGACGCGACGCCTCGACTCAACGCCGCCTGCAAGGTGGCGATGAAGGAGGTGATGGAGAACTACAAGCGGGTGGTGCCGGACGTGACCGGGAACCTGAAGAAAAGCGTTGAGATTCGCGGCATCAAGAATCAGCGCGCCCGCGGTGTCGGCGTGGCGATCGGCGGCCCCCAGCACGTCATCAGCGGCGGCGGGAAGTCGGGCGACCAATGGGACGTTGAGGTCAAGGGCGCGGGCAACCACGCCTGGCTCTACGAGTTCGGCACCGGCCCCCGCCGGCCCAGCACGCAGGGCCGGCGCACCTACCTGAACGTCCACCAGAAGATCAACGGTAAGTTCAACCGCGTGCCGAACCAGGGCCGCCCGTTCGACAATCAGCAGTTCGAGCGGATGGGCCGCGGGTTCTACTTCATCATGGGCAGCAAGAACGAGCCGACCCGCCAGGCCCGCCGAGGCAGCGGCTACCCGCACGACTTTGGCCCCTTCGCCCTGGCCCCCGGCGAAACCTACGGGGCTATGCCCCCGTCGAATGCGATGGAGCGGGCCATTTTGTCGTCCAAGAGTGCCTCCTTGAGCATCCTGACCGACGCGATCCGCAACGAAATCAACCGCATCCAGGCAGCCTAGCCATGCTGATCACACCGGAGAACGCCGTCTATCACCGGCTGGCCTCGTCCCCCGGCGTGGCCCGGCTGGTCGGTTTTCAGATTTACCCGGTGGCCGTCCCCAAGGGCGCCGAGTTCCCGTTCATTGTCTACAGGCGAGCAAATATCAGCCGCCAGCACTCCCTCGGCGGGCCGATCCTGATGCCGGAGGTCAACCTCCAGATCGCCGCCTGGGCGATGTACCACGACGACGCCCGCAGCCTGGCCGACCAGATTCGGCTATCCCTCAATGGTTACATCGGGACGCTAGCCGGCTGTACAATACATGATATGAGGCTGGTGTCCGAAACGGACGACTACCTCGACCCGTCGGCGGTTGGAGCACAACTGCCGCCGGCCTACGAAACTCGGCAACTGTATCAGATCAGATGGACTGAGTCGGCCACCTAGCCGACTGGTCGGGATAACAGCGCAAGGAGGCGCAACCAATGTCAACGTCGGCACAGGGACTTACGTTCACGTTCGGTGGCTCGACCATCACCGTCACGAGCGTGCAGGTCAATGACACGCAAGACCTCCTCGACGCGACCCACCTCGGCGTGGCCCCCAACGCCCGCCGCATCTTCATCGGCGGCTTCGCCACCGACCGCGAGGTGCAGATCGACTACATCTCGACCACGATCCTCACCGCCGGCCAGTCCGGCGCTATGGCGATCAGCGGCCCGTTCGCCTTCAGCGGAAACGCGACCGTCTCGAACGCCTCGCTGGGCGGCAGCGTGGGCGACTTCGTCCGAGGTTCGGCGACCTTCCGGCTCGCCTGACGCCTCTGCTGGAGGCATAAATGGCGATCTCTTCGCTGGGGACGACATTCACGTTCCCCGGCTTCACGGCTCACTATACATCCATTTCGGTGGAGGAGCCGGAGGCCGAGGTCGTCGATATGACGAGCGTCGATACGCCGCTCGGCAAGAAGAGGATCGTGCCAACGCTCGACGTGACCTCGCCGGGCCGCATGCGCGTGGACTATGTGCGACTCCAGAACACGGCGAAGCCTATGGCTATCACCGGGGCAAATGGTGTCAACGGCGGACAGGCGGTGAGCATCGTCTTCTCGCACACCGCGGCTGGCAGTTTTACGGTCAAGGGAGTTTTGCAGTCGGCGTCCAGCGAGTTCGCGAGCGGCGACTTAATGCGTGGCAGCCTGACTTTTGTGATTGATAGCAGCACCTAAAAAGGAGCACCGATGGCCCTGTCGAAGGCGGCGATTCTGGCGGCAAAGGACACCAAACTCTCCGAGGCACTGCCGGTGCCGGAGTGGGGCGGGGAGGTCTACATCAAGACCCTGTCGGGAACCGACCGCGATGCGTTCGAGGACGCCTACGCCGAGAACAAGATGAAGGCATTCCGATGCCGCTTCCTTGTCCTGACGCTCTGCGACGACAAGGGGCAGCGGCTGTTCGAGGACGCCGACGTGGCCGACCTCGGCAAGAAGTCGAGCGTGGTGATCAATCGGCTCTTCGAGGCAGCCTGGAAGCACAATGCCTTCACGAACGAGGCGGTCGAGAGCCTGGGGGAAGGTTCTCCCGACGGCCAGAGCGGCGGTTCTACTTCCGCCTAGCCCTGGCCCTCGGGATGACGGTTCGTCAGTTGCTGGCAAACACAGACAGCGAGGAGTTGAGCGAGTGGTATGCGTTCGATCAGCGGTGGCCTCTGCCAGACCCGTGGCAGCAGACCGCACGGCTCTGCCGGATCGTGATGGCTGCCAGCGGTAACTACAAGCGGAATGACATACCGGAGGAGTCGGTGTTCATTCCGGCGGCCGTGAAGCCGAACCAGTCGGCAGATCAGATGTGGGCTGAGTTGGCGAAACTGAAGCAGTAGGTGCCAGGGATGGCGAACGGCTACATCGGCAAAATCTCGGCACTGGTCACGGCCAGCACGGCCGACCTCTCGCGGAAGCTGCAAGGCAGCACGCGGGACGTGAATCGGTTTGCCAACAGCGTCAACTCGCAGATCGCTGGCGCCTCAAGCAGCGCCAAGAGGAGCCTGGAGGGCATCTTCACGCCGCTCCAGAGGATTCAACGGGCCTTCAGTGCGGGCCGCGCGCTCAACCTCATCGACGACGCCCAGGTTCGCCGACTCCAGCAGACCGTCAGCATCGCGGAGCAGATCAACAAACCGCTCGTAGCGGCCAGCCGCGCCTTTCAGGGGCTTTCTGCTGAAGTTGCGTCGGGCCTTCTCCCCTCCCTCCTGCGGGCGCAGGATGCCGCCCAGCGCGTCAATGATGAGATCGGCACGACAGGCGGCGTCACGGCGTCTAGTTATCGGGTCGCGGAGCAGGCCATTGACCGCGCAGCAGCGGCCATTGAGCGGTTTCGCCAGGCAGAGCAGATCATCAGCAGCGCGCCGAGGGGGCAAGAACTTCAGTTTGCCGACCCGCAGCTTTTTGGCGCACTGCAAGCCAGCGCCTCGGCCCGACGCGACGCCGCGAAGCCGGGAGTGTCGTCCAGGGTTGGCGGTGCTCTTGGCGACGCCGTCCGCGAGGTCACGAGGTTTGACCAACTCGTTTCCCAAGCAGCCGCCAAGGTCAATGGCATCCGCCTTGCGCCACAAGTGGACACCTCGCAGCTTGAGCGAGCGCAGGGTGAATACCAAGACCTCTTGGTGCAGCAGCGGCGGGCCGTCGAGGAGTTGAACAGGCTTTCGGCTGACCCCAAGGCGGCCGATGACGCAGCGTTTACTGCGTTCGTGAAGTCACAACAGGAGAGCCTGAAGCTCGAAAACCAGCTTGCGGATGCCGCGGAGCAGCGGGCATCCGAAGAGGAAAAAGTCTTCCAGGCGTACATTCGCCAACAGCAGGCCGCGAAGCAGTTGGCTGACCAACTGGCCGACCAAGACCCTGCCGAGCGAGTGCGTCGTCGCGAGCAGGGGGAAGCGGTTGCGCAGCGGCGACGAGAAGAGGAGTTGGAGGTCGTCGCTGGGCGTCGAACCGACCTCGGCGACACCCTCGCCGAGCAGGGCCGCCGGAGAGTCAGAAGTCGCACTGGCGACATCAACATCGACTCGACACCACCGCCAGGGTCTGGCTTCGGAGACAACTTCTCGGGCCAGGCCCAGCGCGACATCGACGCCCTCGGCACTCGCGTCGGAGCGGTACGGCAGCAGTTGGAGACGCTGCCGAACTCCATTCGCACACGGTTCATCCCTGAGTTGCAGCGAGCGCAGGCCCAGTTGGTCAGGTTGCAGAACTCGCCTGTCGCGACCGTTCAGGCCATCGAGAACGCTACCCAGCGAGTCCAGCGGCTCGAGGCAGCGGCCAGGCGGGCGTCCGAGGCGTTCAACTTCCGCCAGTCATTCGGTGGCGCCGGCCTGCGAGGTATTGAGGAAGGGCTGAACCAGCAGGCTCTGCGAGGGTATACGGCGCAGTTGCAGATTCTCCAGCAAACTCTGGCTGGGACATCCCAGGCTGCCCGCGGCCCCGCCGTCGTCGCATTCAATGCCCTCCGCAGCGCCATCGCCGATGCGATGGAAAGTGGCACTCTTGAGACTGAGCAAGCCAGGCGAGCGATCCAGCAACTGACGAGGGACGCCGTAAAGGCCGCCGCTGCCGCCGCTGGCATTAGCGACCGGCGATTGGCGACCCAACTTCAGCGAGCCGGAGACATTGGCCGAGGGGCGTTCGGCAACATCGGGCTCGGGGTTCAGCAGGCGGCTTTCGCCATCGAAGACTTCTTCAGCGTCACCGGCGGCCTCGACCAGAGAATCCGCGCGGCCGGCAACAACATCTCGCAACTTGGGTTCATCCTCGGCAGCACCAAAGGTCTGATCGCTGGCGTGGCTATCGGGATCGGCGCGCAACTGGTTGCGTCGCTCATTAAGTTCGCCAACAACGGCCGCGGCGCTGAAGACCAGGCGAAGGCAATCAATGCCGCGCTGGATCAACAGCGAACCATAGTTGATGAACTTCGCCAAGCATTTGAGTCACTGGCCGGAACGCTCGCTGACGGCGTTTTTTCTTCCGCAAACCGCGACCTGCGGCTGTTTGCCGAAGAGATTCGCAAGTTAGAGCGGCAGCAGGCCAAGGCCAGGGGCGACGTAGCGGCGGCCCGCGACCCAAGGACTGCCGCGATCGGCGCAGACATATCTGTCGTTGACCGGGCGCTGGAGTCAGAAACCGACCCCGTCCGCGCGCAGATTCTGGCGCGGCGGCGGCGTGAGTTGCAGGACTCATCCGCGCGTGTGCGAAATCAAGTGGCCGGCGCGCCGGCCCCCACGGCAGACCAAATAGCGGAAACTCTTCGCCGCATCGGCGGCAGCGTGCTGGGGTTTGCGAGAGCGCCACAAACTCGAAGCGTGTTTGAGGACAGGACGCTCCAGGCCAGAGGCAGGGAGATCGCTGGCGCCGCAGATCGGGTGCTTGCAGGCGATACGGTTGCCGCGCGGCGCAGTCAACTTGCAGCCCTTCGGGAATCTGAGGGTCAACTGGGCGCAATCCTTGAGTCTCCGCGCGGCCCCCTTGGTCTGTCGCGACGCATTGATGTTCGCTCCGCACTGGGAGACGTGCAGGGGCAGATTGCCGCTGTTGAACGCGACTTGACCGCGGCCGTAGATGCATCGGCGAATGCGTCGTTGAAAGTGATCAATCGCGCTGGTCAATCAATCAGCGAAAACGTGGAGACACTTGATTCGGCTGTGACGAACAGTGTCTCAGGTGCGGCGGCGGCACTTCAGGCCCAAGAAAACCTAGGCGCGTCTCTGCGAGATGCGAGAGACAGGCTGGTTGAATCGCTTGCCATCGAGGACGCTGGGGAGCGATCTCGTGCTGTTGAGGCGATCAACGCTGAGATCGCCCAGATTGAAGCGGCAGTGGCGGCCAGAAGCAGCGAGGTCGCGTCCATAAAGTCGGTGCTTACAAGCGTCAATGCCTTCGCCGAAGCCGTCGATCGCGTCGCTGGTCAGCTTGTCGAGTCCGTTGTCGGGGACGCCAGAGGGGCGGCATCCGCCGCGCGGCGTAACGCGAACAGTGCGGCCGGCAGGCTCGCCAGCGGGATTGGCCTGGGGAGAGACGAACAATTTGCGAGGCGGCAGCGGCGAGCGGCAGAAGACCTCGCGGGCAACATAGAGGAGCAGGCGGCCGAAATAAATGCCGCCAGGGTTACCGCGAGAGCCAGCTTCGAGTCAGCCGCCTTTACTGGCCGCCTCGGCGACCGCGCCCAGGGGCTACTTCGTGAGCGAGATGCAGCGCAGGCCGTCCTTGACAACAGGGCTTCGACGCCGGTGCAGAGAGACGCCGCGGAGTTGACGCTGGCTCGAGTATCTCAGCGCATTCAGCAACTTTTTGAGTCGCTGCCACAGGCGCAGAAACTGGCGGCTTTGGCCGATCAGCTTGACAGGGCTGTTCAGGGTGCCATTGCCGTCGCCGAGGCGGTAGAGGCTGGCCGCAGACTCGCCCTGACGGACGGCCAGCGAGCGGCAGACGAGTTTGTCGTCCAAGTCCAGCAACTTAACGCAGCGCTCCGGCAGGGTGAGATAGATGCGAATCAGCGGAGGGCCGCCATCCTCCGGCTTCAAGAAGACGGCCTCAGGCAGTTGGCGCCGGGTATCTTCGGCCTCGCCGACCAAGTCGCCAACGCCGTCCTCCAAGGCCCGTCTCGCGCGGCCCTTCAAGCCACCGACGTTTCCACCGTTGAGGGGTCGCGCGAACTCAACCGACTCCTGCGTGGCGACGACCCAGCGCGCAACCAAGACCTAGTTCAGCTTCAGCGAGAAAACAACAGGCTGCTCGACCGCATTGCCCGTGGCGTCGAAAACAACGAAGCAAAACTAGCCAACTAAGGAACCCCCCCATGCCAGACATCAACTACAGCATCTCATACCTCGTCTCCAAGGGCTTTCTGTCTAACTCCGTCAATGCCATCGGCGTTACGGCGAACATGACGAACACGGGGCTGCTCTCGCAGACCCTGACCCTCTCGACGAACGCCGTCAGCATCTCGACCGCGAACCTATCGAGCGTCGGGCTGGCGTTCCTCCAGAATCTCTCGACCAGCACCATCCAGACCGCCGCGATCGGCATCGCGGCCGGCGGCTCGTTCGTTGGCTTCGCCACTCTGCGAGCCGGCGAGCCGGCGATCGTGCGGCTCTCGAGCGGGACGACCTATCAGGCCACCGGCGCCGCCGGCGCCCGGCTCCGCGTTGACATCACCGAGGGCTGAACCGTGC